TTCAAAACAATGAGGAGTTTTACTTCATGAAAATTAATTTTAAGAATCTTGGAACTCGTCGTCGTGTTGATAGCTTTTTGAGAAGACCACTTAATCTTTCTTCTGGGAGTAAATTTCTAAAAGTGTACGAATCTAATCTTGACCCAGTTCTCCGTCTGATGCATCGAACTGGAATTCAATCTACTGGATGGTTAGATACTGGTGATAAATGTGTTCGCTCTCACCTGGCAAAAGTTGACATTGATTTGTGGTGTAATGACTGGACTACACTGAAACCTGTTGATAGAGATGATATCGCTCCATTTAATGTGGCGTCGTTTGACATTGAATGTAATAGTTCCACTGGTAAGTTTCCTAACCCGAATGTTGCTGGTGATACATGTTTTCAGATTGCAGTTTCAATTTGTAAGTTCGGGACTGATGAACCTTACGAAAAGGTATGTCTCTGTTATAAGAAAACGGAGGGTCCTGATGTTGTGAGTTTTGACACTGAACGTGAAATGCTTGAAGCATTCAAGAAGTATATCGATGACAAGGATGTAGATATTCTCACAGGTTGGAACATTTTTGGATTTGATCTTGAATACATCTATAAGAGAGCTCGGTATTGTGGTTGTAGTTCAAACTTTTATAAACTTGGAAAACTTCGAGATGAATCATGTGAACTTTCTCTGAAGAAGTTGAGTTCGAGTGCCCTAGGTGATAATTTCCTAAAACTTCTCCCAATGTCTGGACGATTCATTTTCGATATGTTTCATGAAGTGAAGAAGGGATACAAACTTGATTCGTATAGTTTAAATAATGTATCGAAGTTGTATCTCGGGGATCAAAAGATTGACATGTCACCGAAAGAAATGTTTGCTCGCTACAAAGAAGGGGATCCGATTAAATTAGGTGAAGTTGCGCAATACTGTATCAAGGATACTTTACTTCCCCACAAACTTGTAAAAAAACTGTGTACACTTCTGAACCTTTTAGAGATGGCGAAGGCGACATGGGTCCCCCTCTGTTTCTTGGTTGAAAGAGGTCAGCAAATTAAGGTTTTCAGTCAGTTGACAAAGAAAGCTCGTGAACTTGGTTTCATGGTTCCCACAATTCGATATGGTTCGTTACCGGAAGAGCCTTATGAAGGCGCCACAGTTCTCGAAGCCCAAAAAGGTGCGTATTATACACCTATCACAGCTCTAGATTTTGAAGCCCTATATCCTTCTATTATGATGGCACACAATCTCTGTTATTCGACATATGTGATGGATGAGAGGCGTTATGGTAATATCCCTGGTGTTACTTATGAAACCTTCAATATTGGTGACCGAACATACAAATTTGCACAAGGTGTTTCAAGTCTTTTACCAGCCATTTTGGCGGAGCTTAAACAGTTTCGTAAAAAAGCAAAAAAAGATATGGCAATGGCGACTGGTGGAATGAAGGAAGTATATAATGGTAAACAATTGGCGTATAAGATTTCTATGAACTCTGTGTATGGTTTTACTGGTGCTGGTAAAGGTATCCTTCCATGTGTACCTATTGCATCTACAACAACATGTAGGGGTCGTGAGATGATCGAGGAAACCAAAGCATATGTGGAAAAGAATTTTCCTGGTGCAAAGGTCAGATATGGTGATACTGATTCAGTGATGATAGAGTTTGATGTTGGTGATCGTAAAGGTGAGGAAGCTGTCGAGTACAGTTGGGAAGTTGGGGAGAGAGCAGCGGAGGAGTGTAGCGCCCTTTTCAAGAAACCAAATAATTTGGAATTAGAGAAGGTCTATTGGCCCTATTTCCTATACTCGAAGAAGAGGTACGCAGCTAAGCTGTGGACAAAGGGTAAAGATGATAAAATGCATATGGACTACATTGATATCAAAGGACTTCAGGTTGTTCGACGGGATAACACACCACATGTCCGTGCGGTGTGTAAAGAATTATTAGATGTCGTTCTAGAGTCGAGTGATACGGGTCCACCGAAGGAACTTGCACGGGCGAGAGCAATGGAACTTCTTTCAGGGGATATAACAAATGATAAATTAGTGTTAAGTCAGGGTTTATCAGACAGTTACAAAGTGAATGGTGAACCAGTTTCTATTACAAGTTCTCGAATTAATGATATAAATCAAGCGCATGTACAAGTAGTTCGTAAAATGCGAGAGAGAAAGCCTGGTTCTGAACCACAATCTGGTGATCGTGTACCCTATTTACTTGTAAATACGGGGGATCCAAAGGCGAGAGCTTTCGAAAAGTCTGAAGATCCTGTGTTTGTCGAAGAACATAACATTCCCGTGGATTACCATTATTATTTCGTAAACAAGTTCTTGAATCCTGTATGTGATCTTCTTGAACCATTATTTGAGAATCCGAAACATAGTATCTTTGGGGATATCATTTCTCAACACCAACTTCCGAAAAAGAAAAAGGAACCGACATTTAGTGGTATGAAAAAAGGTGAACTTGTTGAGGAGTGTAAAAAACGAAATATAGATTTTAATGGTACGATTGTAGATTTGAAACAAAGACTGAAAACAGATGCGGTTAAACAAAATTCAATTGAAGACCTATTTAAAAAATACGAGCAAGATACTATTAAGGAATGACATTACATATCAAACTAACGGAATTATTTGAGAAAGAAGTGAGTGAGCGCGTGAGCACTTTGTTAGGAGAATATGCTGAGACCATTTCAAAGAAGCATGCGGTTCCACTTGACATGCTTTTGAGGGATCTTCCAGTTGTCTCGGCTATATCACTTTGTAAAGGTACGAAATCGAATGGGCAACGATGTTTGTTCCGGGCAAATGACGGAGGATATTGTAGACATCACATAACACAAGGCAACAATATCAAAATGAGATCACTTTCAAGTTCGAATCTGCATACACATGGTCCTGAAAAAATGTATGTTAGGGGATGTCCGGGTTGTGAGAATTCAAAAGAGCTTATAGATTTGGGTTCTATACTCAGTAATGAGTAAAAGTGGTATTCTACTAACATCAATTAACACATTCTATAACGAAGAAGAACACCGATCTAAATTAATGAACATTTTGAATAAATCTACGGGTATATCACTCCGAAATCTAGAGTGGTTCATCACAAACTATGCAAAAAAAAATAACATTTCATACACTACAAAAGATGGAAAGTATTTCACTGTACACTGTGCATATAAATCAAGTCTCGATGGATATAGTAAAAAATTATTTGACCCATTCTGTCGTTCTGAAAAGTTTCCTTATAAAGTTCCGGGTACATCTCATGAAATCCAAACAACCTTGGCACAGTTGAACTTCATCAAATGGTGTATTAAAAATAATATAATCGACTACATTTCTACCAACAAGGGTTCATTGTTTAGTAAGCAACTGACATAAACCCCTTATCAAATATGAATGTTTGATATCCTGTGTAGTACATCTGTAAAGAGTACGTTTTTGTTGTCACATCTACCAATGATCCCACGCGTGTATCCAATTTCACTTCTATAGACGTTTTTTCTGACTGTATCTGACTAAAATCCAAGTTCCCCGATGGTTCCACATTTACCGGATTCATCGAGAAACTATATGTATATATATTTCTAAACGGTCTCGCAAGTCTATTTCTGAAAGGAATAAGATACTTGTAATAACTGTGATTTGTATTGGAAACATTTGGTAACTTGTTACCATTGATGTAAAAACTTGCATGTTCCAAAATGGGTTCAAAAAATGTTTGAACTTCATCAAAGTTTACATTTGAAGAAAAGTTGAAACGATTTTGAGAGTAATAGTTCTCTGTATCACTCGCATCACCAATCGCTACATTCTCATTCTCATAGAGTGTATTTCTCAAAAACCAATGAAAACATTTCACAGGTATGTTCGGAACTAAATTTGTTCGAATAGTATCTTTCCCAATTTCACTAACAGTTGTTGGATGTTTTCTAACGAGATCTGTGATAAATGTTTGTCTCTCATTTGCAAGATATCCTCGTTCATCTGGATTGACAGTGATTTCTTCAGTTATTAATTTAAAGTTGTCGAGGTGAATGAGATGCGTTCTATCCGTAAAGAATGACTGCTTATGAAAATCTAATTCAAATACAATCTTCTGTTTATGTATCGCACAAACGGGGAAGTAGGGGCGATTTGGTTTATTAGAGGAATACTCATCACTGGCAAACTTTCTCGAGAAAAAGAAGTGAAGTGGGATTGTAAGATCTGAATCAAATTGAGCGAGTGCGGGATACACTGTAGAGTCATCGTAACCAATATTTCTATTTATAAGAAACCTATTTGCAACCTTTTCAGAAATTTCTAAATAAAGCTCATCATATATAACACCCCAATCATCATGAACCTTCTCAACTTCTATATCATCGACATACAATGTAATACTTTTGAGAATGTGACGACCCAATTGATCTGCATAGTTTCCAACAGTTGGATTTCGAAGACCGGGCATTTTCACACTTAACCACATATTACTCAAAAGGTCCCCCATGTTCTGTGGATTAAACTCAACTTTAATCGTCTGTCCAAAAGGCCAGTTGTCATCTACTTCATCAGGTCTGGGATTGACGATAACACGACTTCTGTGATATTTTCTAAATTCAGAATGTCTTTTATCTTCTTTGTAATTAAAGAATGATTCTTCAGGGTCTTTGGAAAGAAGGTGTGTATCTTGCTTTCCAATAGCCTTTAGGGAAATCTTAGCGGCTTCACCCATATCTATCTACTACTTACATATTTTTAATATCATTTTTCCACATCGTGATATGACTTATCTTCATCATCTTCTCCAAATCCTCGTTCGCCTGTTTCGCCTCATCCATAAGCGCCCTGACGCGCTCGTCTGTATACTCAACAGTCCTGATATTGAGAAGGTAGTCTAATGACCCATCAATCTTCGGGAAGGTTGAGGACATTTCATCCTCCAAGTCTTGCTTCTTCCTCTTGAATACAACGAGTTTACCCTCGATGACCATAGAAACAAACTTTGATTTGTGGCTACACATCTCAGTCTTCTTTTGAAGCACATCGATGAGGTGCGCCTTCCTCTTCTTATAGTGTTCTGTACGGAGTTCCACAAAGTCTTTGAGAATCTCCTCGGGGCTCGCATACTTGTGAATACCCTTCGTTGGGTGAAAGAGATGCATGTTTGATACACGGAAGGTCTTTCTCAACTTGAGATCTTTGAGTAAATCTTTCCCTGTATAGTCCATGATTTCAAAATGAACATCATCTGTGGTAGAGTTATTGGTGTACCCCCCAATCATCTTCTTTTCCACGAGACCGTCGAGGTACTCCTTATAGTCTTGGGTCCATCGTCCAGGTGGTAATTCAGTGACCACAATATTGGTTCCAGACCAATTCCATACACCTTCCATCATCCATGTGTCTTCCTCCTTGTGCACCACCCCCTTGAAACCCCTGAACCATGGTCGCATAGGAACAATTTCATCACCACTCAAAATCCGTTTGATATTCGCCTTGATATCCTCGGGGTTGAAAGGGGGTACATAGCAACTGAAACCTGTACCAATCCCTTCTGTCCCATTCACCAAGACCATAGGGAGTGTTGGCATGTAAAAGTCGGGTTCGATGGAGCGACCATCATCATCCAGGTAGTTGAGAATTGCATCATCCCTGGGATCGAAGAGTTTCCTTGCATCCTTGGTAAGCTTCGTGAAGATGTACCTCGTTTGGGACGCATCCTTACCACCCATAAGCCTCGTACCAAATTGACCACAGGGCTCCAAAAGATTGATATTGTTAGACCCTGTGTAATCATTCGCCAACTTTACGATCGTATCCGCCAAAGAAACTTCACCGTGATGATAAGCACTCTTCTCCGCCACAAATGCTGCCAATTGGGCAACCTTCATCTCATCCTTAAGATTCTTCTTGAAGCATGCAAACATAACCTTGCGTTGGGATGGCTTGAGACCATCAGCCATGTGCGCGATGGAACGCTTGAGATCAGCGAGACTGAAGTTCACCAAATCCTTATGCACAAAGTCTGTGATGTCCAACTGCTTCACACTCCCATAGGGTACTTCAAGTTGGTTAGCATCTTTGGCAGTATTCTCAAGAAGCCAAACTTTTCGAGCATCCGCCTTCTTCTTGTCAAAAGCGAGGATGATCGAGGCATCTGTCATCTTATCCATATCAAATCGAACAGTCAAGTCTTGAATCTGTTTGAAGTACTCACGAGCCTCCGCCGATGTAGAAGTACCCAAACCCTTATAGTACTTCACTTTCCACCCTGGCTTCCCATCACCATACCAGGTCCTAAACGCGGAGTCAGTGTAGAAAGACTTGGTCTGTGAAGCCTTCGTCGCCTTGATGATTGGTGTCACCATACTCACCACAAAGTTGAGCTTGAGGAGGCTCGGCCAGAAATAATGAATCATGTTTAGGATAAGACCCTTGATGTGAGACCCATCGTTATCAGCATCTGTCATGATCATTAAGCGTCCATAGCGAAGCTCTGAGAGATCCTTGTAGTCTTTACCCTGTTGGAGACCCAAAATCTTCTTGAGGTCATTGAACTCCTGGTTCGATGTGAGTTGCGACACAGAGACATCCCTCACATTCTTACACTTACCACGGAGAGGGAAGACACCATAGTTGTCACGACCCACAA